GGCGTAACGTAAACATGCTAAGAGCATTTGGCATAAACATACGTGACATGCAAACAAGCAACATTAGTGATCTAAATGAGATTGTAGATCAAGTGTGGGCTATGCTTAAACGTCTAGCGGGCAAAACTCCTGATGAAGATGACTTAAACCTATCTCTCTTGCCCGGTAACTTCTTGCATAAGTTTGTTACTACATACATGGGTGATCAAACAATGCAGCAAGCCATCATTCAGGCATTGTACGCAAAGGCTCGCGGCGTTAAAAAAATTACGCAAAAATCTTTGAAAAAAGCTGGCATGCTTACTAACGCAGTTACCTCAGAAGCAGATGTTACTGAGTCAGCCTTTAAAACTCTGCAGGCTGCTCACGGAGCCATTGCGTCCGGTGCCGAAGAGGCGGCAGACGAGCTACATATGCTTGGAGAGGCGGCGCACGCCCTGGCCGAAACTATGGGAGCTCCGTTTTATTGGGGCTACGGGTACTCAGAGCGATATTCGGCAGGTAATGGTAGCCCTATCCCAGGTATGGCAACCGGCGGTGCTACTCAAAGCACTAAACCGTACATTATTGGTGAACGTGGTCCGGAACTTTTCGTGCCTACCCAAGACGGCTACATAGTACCTAATCACTATTTGCCACAAGAATTTAGTAAAACTGGGTTTTCTGAAACATTTAAGTACGCCGCGGAAGGCTCGGAAGTAGTAACAGGCTCTGTATGGAAACCAACCCTTTCTAGCGGACAACGTGGTAAAAATCATATTAAATGGGCTAAAGATTTACTACGAGAACTTGGTGCCCCGTTAAGTGACTCGAACATTAACGCAATCGCTACGTGGCTTCACTACGAGGGAAGTAGTAACACTAATAACCCACTTGGCCTAACAGGGTTTAATACTTCTGGTAAAGAGTATAACTCAGCCGGCGTGGACATTTATAAAACCCGCGCAGAGGGCGTAAGAAATACTATTAAAACACTAACAGGGAAAAACTCTGCTGATCGTGGTTACACGAAAATAGTAGACGCTCTTATGAAAGATAAGGGCTTGGATTTAGTGCTGGATGCTATCGGAACCTCAGGATGGGTTACTGGCAAAAAGAGCAGTAAAGGTACGTACGACTGGACCGAAGTAAACGGCAACGACAGTTTCGTAAAGTCACTAGCCACAGCCGCTAAAAGCGGGCTTTACTCAGCAGACTTAGCCGATAAAAACAACGTACTTCCGCAAAAAGCTATCGACGCCCTTAAAGCGGACAACTATGGAGCTATGGGATGGGCCGACATATCTAACAGGTCAGGTTGGCTGTCTAGCATGGGAGGATGGCTGTCCTCCACATTAAATAAGAGCGTGACCTCTATTGGTGAGCACTTATCGTCCCTCACAAGAGGTGGGGCTCCTGGAAGAGCCGCCGGTGGTCCTGTGCGCCGAGGCGCTGAGTACACCGTAGGTGAAGCCGGAGCAGAGGTATTCGTACCTAACGGGTATAGCGCCGGGGGCGGGTCTGGTAATATTACGGTACAGAAAATAGAGATAAATGTTCCAAGCCACTTCACTGAAGAGAAGATGATTAGGGAGCTAAAGCAACAGCTAGCTACCGGCGATATTATTAAACGAACAAGGACTAAATAATGGCTGTAATCCGAATAGGTAAAAAGTACGTAATGGCTAACGGTAAAACTTACACGTTTTATTTTACTGCCAAAAAGTGGGTAGAACTAGAAAAGCAGATGGAAGTCTGGATTTCAAATAATAGCTCGTCTAGTGGTCCGCTCGTTAACTCGGAGCCGATACCAAAAACTAAGGAGCAAGCGGCGCAGGTGATCCTAAAGCCGTATATCGGCACACACACCTTTCCGCCTAAGAATGGGCAGTACATTGTGGACGGGCAAACTTTTGGCGGAGAAAAAGAGGATAAAACTCCAGCTAAGCCGTCCTACATACCTATCCTTGATCAGCTTGCTATGCAAAAAACAAACTGCACTTGGAACTTACCGCCACACGCATGGAGTTATCCGATATCCCCGTCAGCCGGAAAAAATTACTCCACCGGTATGTCAGCAAACACGGACCCTAACCGCCGAGGAAAGATTTACTTCTTCTACACCGACCCCGAAACAACTAACGTATCTTTGTCAGAAGACCCTAACGACCCAAGTAAGACCACATTCGTAAACACCTCACCGACAGAAGGAGATCCTAGAAAATACGGATTCCAGTTTGTTTGGAACCCGGAGATGTACGGAACTCAGGTAGGGCTGCAGGAGCAAATGACTCCTTCACCTGGAGACGTGTTCGTTGGTGGGTTGGGTATGTTTCCGGGTATGTCTAGCCTTCAATTTACCATACGTATTGACCGAACCAACGATTTTGCGTGCTTTAAGCGTATGAAAGACCCGATACCTGTTTCAGAAATGATTAACTATTACCCGTCTGAAGTTCCAGGTGAATACAGCCGGTGGTACGACAAGCTTCAGCCTCAGACTACAAAACTTGATTGGCTGCTTAATTTTGGAACCATAGCTGACATAGAGTATTTATACCGATGCATGACAGACGTAAACGTGATATCTAAGGAGCTTAACCCTAGTATATCTAAGAAGGTAAACGAAGCTAACGCAGAGGCTGCTGACGAAAACACGTCTAAGTTTATAACTGCGGACATTGGTTATTTACCTTTTTCACTGGTGGCCCTAGAGCTCGGTCCTACCTATTACATTGGGTATTTAACCTCTATTTCAGTTAACCACCTAATGTTTACGGAAGAGTACGTTCCTATACGAAGCGACGTGTCGCTATCAATGAACGTAATGGCTAACGGTACGACCACCGCAGCTATTTTGGGCAACTCGCCAGAAACCTCTACAACCACAGAAACTCCTGATGGTACTAGAATTACAAACCCCGATGGAAGCAGTGCTATGGGAACTGTTCCTGGCGACGTCACGTCTTCTCAGACAAACGTAGTTTTAGGATGGCCACTGCCGGGTGTAGGGTACCCCACATCAAAGGCTGCGAAGGTTGGGTGCCGAACTCACCCAGTTACCGGTAAAAAATCCTGCCACACGGGCATAGACATAAGCGCACCATCTGGAACCCCTATCCGCTGCGCGGCCAAGGGTAAGGTTATAAAGCGGGTTACCACCGACTCAGTGTGGGGCAAACATGTGTGGGTAGAGCACAGCAAAGGCTTTGTTACTAAGTACAACCACATGTCTGAAATAAGCGTTTCCCTTAATCAATCTGTAGACGCGGGAGCCATCCTAGGAGAAGTTGGGGAGACAGGTCTGGCTACCGGTCCGCACCTCCACTTTGAAGTTGCTATTAACGGGGAAGCCTGGGATCCACTAAGTTGGTTTGGGTACCCTGCGCAAAAAGTTGGATGCGCAAAAACTGGATGTGTTTAGGATAGGAGCAGGATATGACAATTCACAGAGGCTCTAGGTATGAATACGCTGACGTGGTCTACTACACCAAGCCCTACACTGGCGATAAAGTTACCGTAGTAAATTACAAATTTGATGATATTGGAACCATAACTTACGAAAAATATACGTGGAAAGTTAATGATCGCCTGTATCTACTTGCGCAAGAGTACTACAAAAACCCTACATCTTGGTGGATTATTCTAGAGCATAACCCAGAGGTTAAAGACCCGTCCAACATTGCGCCCGGTACCGTTCTTAGGATACCTCGTGTACGTTAAGTATGTAGATGTTTATACCCCATTTGCTGAAGGTGTTTCTCTAAGAGCTACCGACTTCTCCTGGTCTCAGTCTAGATACGAACACGATTTCGGCACCCTAACCCTAAAAGATTGGAATGTTGATCCACTCATATTAGCTCCAGGCACTCCGCTAGAAATAAAGCTAACCGGCAGAGAGAACTCTAAACGATACTACGGTTACATTCACCACACTAGCCACAAGCGCCTATCAGATACAAGTGCTACTAAGGTATACATTATCGGAGCGTCATTTGTAATGAAACAGCCGTCGCAGAAGGTATACGCTAACGTAACTGCGGCTGACGTGGCTATCGCTATAGCTAAAAAGTATAATTTTGCGTACGACGTAGCTCCGCACCCTCGAGTGTACCCTCAAATAGCTCAAGCCGGAGAAACTGATTGGCAACTGTTAGTAAAACTAGCAAAGCAGTGTGGGTACACGTTTAGGGTTGATGGGACTACTTTATATTTTAAACCGTTTTCAGAGGATTTTGACCGCCTGAAATTTGGAGCCACTGACTACTTTGCCGTAACTTTTAACTCAAGCATACCCCCTAGGCTTTACCAGATAACACCTAGCATAGGCGAAAACATTGACTATGGGGACGGTCTAAAAGCGGCACCGGCAGCCCTTGGTGTTGATGTAAAGTCTGGTAAAACATATAAAGCCTATGCGCCAAACAATCCTCGCGGAATGAACGGGTCAGTAAACGAAGACTTGTTTGACACTTATTTAACTGCTACATCTACCGACTCATACCAAGCCGCCAAGCATGAGGTAGAGGGAGCTGACGAGCTAAACAGGTTTTCGTATAGAGCTACCGCTTCGCTAATGGGTAGCCCTGACATTAGGCCCGACGCTCCTGTATATTTTAGCGGCCTTAACGAAGAGCTAAATGGGTACTGGGTAGTACTAGAGGTGGAGCACATAGCAGGTAACGACGGATTTTTTAGTCTAGTGGTCGTAGGTAAAGACTCCTTAGACGCATCTAAAAAGCCCCCTACTAAGAAAGCTATGCATGGCGTAAAGCCCGCGGACTCATACCTGCACCTATCAGCTAAACCCATAAAAACTAAAAAGAAGCTTAAAGTGACTAAAGTAGAAAATAGACTGCAAAAGCAAGACGCGGCATACATAACCGCAGTCTGGCGTAGCACAAAGAACAACATACGAGCATCAGCGGCAAATAAAGCAAAAGTAGCCGCTATTTTAGGATCATAAAATGAGTAAAGAATTTTACGGAATATACCCAGGAACCTGCGTCGATATAAGTGACCCTCAAAAAAGATACCGCATAAAGGTGCGCGTACCTCAAGTACTAGGTGGGTCAACAACAAACTGGGCAGAAGCCTGTATGCCGATAACGTCTTTTGTAAAGCACGAAGAGACCTTGGAGACGGAAATTGCCGGTGACCCGCCTCATTTTCACGAGGTGATTCTAGATAAAGACACTAACCGATTAGTTCATATGAGCTACACCCCGGAGAAGAAGAGTATCCCTGAGCTAGGACAAGTGGTTTGGGTAATGTTTATTGGCGGTAACCCTAATTACCCTGTATGGATAGGAGTAGGAGCATGACAGAAGACTACGGGACGGTTATATCATTTCCGTTTAGGTTTGGTTTAGAGCAAGGTGTCGTAGACTCAGACACCGCCATAGTACCCGGAACCGGCGGGGCCACAATGACCACAACGGATTACAGGGTTATATGGAAAGACAGAGTGTACATCGCTGTACTTACAAACATTGGGGAGCGGGTTATGCGCCCTACTTACGGCACACGAGTGCTTGATTCAGTGTTCCAAACCGCGGAGACTGCTAAGGCGCTGGTGGCAGAGTCTATAGCTACCGCGTTTTCGGTAAACCTAAAACCCCTTAGCCTTATTAAAGTTAACCCATCATACAACGAAAACAGCGGTGAATTATCCGTTAACATAGAATACAGGCTACCGGAAGGTATAATTGACTCCTTAACGGTATTTACAGATACGTTTAACCGGTACGGAGAACTAATTAGGAGAGGCTCATAGTGGCTGACTACACACCGAATGTAGACTACTCGTCTAGAGACTACACATCTATTAGAGCAGATTTAATTAATAATATTCAATATTTTGCTCCTCAGTGGAAAAGCCGAGATTCAAACGACTTCGGTATAGTGTTACTGGAGCTTTTTGCATACATGGGTGACCTAATGTCTTTCTACATAGACCGGGTAGCTAATGAGGCTTTTCTTGCTACGGCTACTCAACGGGACTCAGTATTATCAATCGCAGAGGTTCTCGGTTATACGCCTAATCAAGCTATTCCCGCACAAGTAGAATTAAGCTTTACAAACAACAACGCTGAGAAATCAGTAGTGGTTCCGGTAAAACTTCAGGTAACTACCGCAAGCGTTTCCGCGTCAGGCACCTCCCCCGTATTTTTTGAAACCTCAAACGTCGTTCCCATCACCATTGAGGCCGGCGACACCGTAGTAATAGAGGCGGAAGAAGGTTACAGCGTGACCGGTGAGGTACTTACCTCTTCTTTCCCAGGGTATGCGGCTCAAAAGTACGAGCTACGGGAGCAAAACATTCACGTAGACAGCTTAGAGATTTACGTAGAAGACATCCCTTACACCAGAGTTACTAACCTACTAGAGTACGACAGTACTGACGCCGTGTACGCCTCGTCTACGTACTCTGACGGAACTACCATAGTTACTTTTGGAGACGGCGTAGCAGGTAGAATTCCGCAAGTAAACTCAGAAATAACCGCTAATTACCGAGTTATTATGGGAGCTGCCGGTAACGTTCCTGCAAACACTATTAACTACATAGTGTCGTCGTACACTTACGAAGACGAAACAGAGGGCGCGGGGTTAGTAGTTACTAATCAGTTCCCATCAGCCGATGGGTCGGATGCAGAATCTACTGAGTCTATACGGCTTAACGCCCCTAAAACTATGCTGACTGTGAACAGAGCCGTAACTTTATCCGACTACTCGTCGCTGGCTATTCAGGTGGACGGGGTAGGCAAAGCCATCTCTGAGGCACTAGTTTTTACAAATGTAAACGTATACGTAGGATTAGACGGAACTCCTGGGGTAGATGATCTGGGGGATCCCACTACTTTATGGAATGAAGTAGCGGACGACGTAGCTACTCAAATTAAATTTAAGTCTTCTCCAGGCATATCAGTGTCGGTGCTACCTCCGGTTATGGTGCCCGTAACTATAGGAATAAATTTGTTTATTAATGAGGCGTACAAGCAAGCGTCTGTGGCGAAAGTAGTATCGGACAGCATTGCAAGTTTGCTTAGCTACCAAAATGTTAACTTTAACCAAAGAGTAACTATGCAAAGCATAGCCGCAGTAATTAACAGAATTCCTGGCGTAGACTACTCCACAATAACAGACCTGTACGGTCATGAAGATGTCTCTGGTATGGCTGATGTCCAATGTGAAGTAAACGAAATTCCATACCTAGATACGTTAGACATAGTAGCTTCCGGCGGAATAGTTTAAGGAGACATAATGGCCGAATACCCTAGTAAAGTAGTTAGTTTTACAGCTCACGCTGACTACACTGACACTATTTTTGCGTCCCACCCAAACCTTATCCAGGCTGAAGTAGAGGCTATTGAGTCAACCATTGGGGTTAACCCAAAGACCAGCACTTCTCCATCGTCCTCAGATACCTGGGCTCCAGGGACTACGTTTGCAACTATTAACGCTCGGCTTGCAAACATTGAAAAGGGCTTAGTAGGAGATTCTCATACACAATACCTTAAGTTTACCGGAGGAACTCTTACCGGAAACTTGGCGTTCAGCGGTGGCGCAAAAATAACAGGCTTGCCTACCCCCTCAGACAGCAGTGATGCTGCCACTAAATCATTCGTGGAAACATACGTCGGAAATGTGTTCATTATTGAGCCATTTTTACTAATGGGAGTGTAATTAATGAGCCGTTACGGCCTTAATAAGTACGGCGAACCTACCAAGTATGGTAGGTCTTCCGCAAATGAATCTACCTTTATATCGTTAGTGTCCACGCTGTCTAAAAACTACGGGGAAATAGTGGTGTCCTGGACCCCTCCTGACGGAGACTGGGTACGTCTGACACTAGTTAGAAATTCTTACGGCGTTCCGGTAGATACCAATGACGGTGTTGTTGTGTTTAACGGGATAGGTTTTTCGTATAACTCGTACACTGACGCGGGTCTTACAGAAGGTATTGAGTACTACTACACTCTTTTTTCTCAAGACTCATCCGGTGTCTGGTACACGTCAGGCTCTGCCGTAGGCACTTCTGTAAAAAACTTTGGTACTTACGACCTTATGTGGGAGCACATTCCGCTAGCACTGCGAACAGCCGCCAGGTCTATTGCTGACACTACTGTAGAGAATAAAGATTTAAGCGACTTTATACGCATGATCGCGTTTGAGTACGACCGCATAAAAACTTCAGCCTACCTACTCTACGGGGTTTCTTCAGGAAACAAGATACCTAGAAAACTATTACCGTTAATGCTTAACCAACTAGGCATACCGTACGAGCCGACACTAAGTGACAAAAACCTTAGAGTTATGGCACAGTATGGGGTGCAGTTAGCCCGAAGTAAAGGCTCCGACACCGGGATAGAATCTTTTGTAAAAGCTTTTAGCGGGAATGACGCGACAGTATCATCGGGTAAAAATATATTTTTAACCTACAACGATTCTTCATTTGAGGAGTCTATTGGTAACTGGGTATGCTCTTCGGAAAACGCGGATTTATCAGTTCAAGAAGTCCAGGTATACGAAGAGCCTGAAACTTCCGGCACGGATTTCCCTAATAGAGTTGCCGGGGGGCTGTCTGTACTCCCTACCGGAACCGGTGACGTAGAACTTAATTGCGGCTTGTCTAGTCCAATGCTTTTAGGAATACCTGTATCCGCAGAGCAAGACTACACATTCAGCATTCAGGTAATGTCTGACGGGGTAGCTGGAGAAAACATTACTTTAGGTATTCTATGGTTCGACCAGTTTGGTGCGTCGGCAGGGTCTTCTACGGGAACGGCTACGGCAGACGACGCGGGAATTTGGACTACGGTAAGTGTCTCGGATGCATCTCCAGTTGGCGCAAGGTTTGCTGTTCCTACTATTTTAGTAGAAGATCCTAGTTATACACATTACTTTGACGCCGCTCAGTTTGAGCAAAATTCTGAGCCTACGTACTTTGAGGACGCACGCCTCGTCAAAATAACGCTTCACCCTAACAGAATAAACCAGCTAATTAATCCTAACTTTACGGTTGATTATTCAGGGTGGGACGCCACTAACTACTCTCAGTTGGAAATTGTTAACAGCGAGGGGCTGCACCCACACCCTACGCTAAGCGGAAATGCGCTAGAGGTTTACCCTGACACCTTGGCTGAAGTAACTGTGGTCACGGATCCTATCCAAGTTACGCAGAACGAGTACTACACTTTTAGCGCATATTTTGGCACAGCAAACTATGGGACTGACACTGACACTGAGGATGAGTGTCACCTAGAGATAGCCTGGTACGACGACAGCGACACTTTATTGCAAACAGACACGGGCATATCCAGATACCACTCTAGAAAAATGTCTGAAAACTGGGGTTCGGAAAATACCGTACTACGTGTAGATGAGATAGGTATAGAACTAGACACCTTAAAGTTTAAGGTAGGCGACGGGTCCACGGCGTGGAACGATCTAGCATACGCCAGCGATCCTGACCTATACACATACAAAGATAGCGCAGACTGGGTGGGAGACGAGGTTCTCTTGCAGGGTCACATAGGCGTAGAAACAGACACGTATAAATTTAAAATAGGCAACGGCGTAGATGCGTGGGGCGATATATCGTACTCTACTAGCGAGCCTGCGTGGACTCGAGTTTCTGCATCTGGACGTAGCCCGGAGTCTGCACTGTATGCGGTAGCCACCTTATCCTGGAGCCCGTTTAGCACAGACATGTCACTGATATTGGACGAGGCACTTTTTGAGAAGTCGCCCAACGTTAACTCGTTCTTTGACGGAACAGTTGGACAAGAGGACGTCGCAGGCCTATTTTGGGAAGGCACGCCTAATGCTTCAAGAAGTTACTTTTACCGTAACTTTACCAACGTCACAGCTAGGCTAAAGCGAGTACTGCCAGAACAACTTCTTCTAGGAAGCACGTTTGCCATTAACTACGATGTTGACTACATCAGCTATTAAAGCTAACTGAGTGATTCATAGTACTATACTCCCATGGAAACTTTAGTATTAGTAAGTTTTTACGTGGCTTTTGTAGTAGGCATATCTGAGCAGGTTGTCTCATTGGGAAAGTTCCGCGCTCTTTTATCTCTAGCTGCCGCTGCTATTGGAGTATTAGTACTAGGTGTACAAGGCGCTGAAGCCGCAATCATAGGAGCTGGGGCAGCTTTTGCGGGCACATTTTTAGCAGCCTTGGGTGACAGAATTTCAATAATTCAACTCGCCGTGACACGCCAGATTGGACAGCGCGATTAAGTGTGCTAGTGTGGCCTCTCCGTCCTAAGGAGAAACCATGTATCAGTACAGCGTGCTGGTAGCAGGAAACGGTGAGACGAGCAGGGCTAATGTAGAAGCCCTGATGGAAGATCACTATCATGCTAACAGCGGTAATGGAGTTGTAGTCATCGCATTTGATGACAGGCCTTCCTCCGGCCAAATATGGGCAGCACAGACTGCTTCCGCACTAGGCCTAGACATAGTTGTCTATGGCGTTATTAGCAATAACTTCACGGCTATGCCGAAGTCAGCTATCCACCAAAGTAAATCGCCGTTCAAGGATGCCGCAGAATATGTAGCGGCTAACTCTGAGTCTAAAGAGGCGTTTATTCTGTGGTCAGATGACGACCCAGCCAGTGTTGAAATATTGGCGTATTGCAAAGACAACGATATCCCCGCGCTAGACCTGCGCCAAGGTTTAATGGCTATTCAGCCTTCTGAAACACTTGTGCACGAGGAAAAGCCTGAAATCCCTGAGGAAGAGCACGTTCCTGAGGTAGAGATTGAATTAGAGCTAGACGAAGAGCTAGAGGACGAGGAAGAGTCTGAGTACAGCTACCCAGACGAAGTTGCCTCGGCCGTATTAACTATCGCTAACTACATTGCAGATATTGTTGCAGAAGCTGTCATTGCGCGAATGAAGGAAGGCGAAGAGTGATTTCTGCTCGAGCCTACGGCCTACTTATGTACATATCTCAGAACCCAGAAGACATTTCTGCGACCAGTTTAGCTAACGTTTTTAGCGAGGGTCGTGGGGCTATTTTGAGCGCCCTTAAAGAGCTTCGGGAGGCCGGCTTTCTGGTAACTTCCAAGGAGCAAATTAACGGAAAATGGGTCACGTTTTCCAAGCTACCGGAGTCGGATTTTCGGACCCCGGTAAGTCGACTTCTGATACAACAGTATGTGCAGAATAGCAATAACACAGTTATACCTAATTCTTTAAGAAGTAAACCTAATACATCGGCGGAGCCGATGGGAGGACTAGAAATGGGATATGAATTCTTCGATAAAACCTCTTCGTTAGATCATGACGAGCGGGCTAGTGAAGCCGCTAAACACGCGGCCCGTAAGAAGGCTGAATACGAAG